TTATCATTAGAGTTAGTCGCAACCGGTGAAAAAGCTGGTCTATGGGGTACAATTACAAACACTAATTTACAATTATTACAAACAGCAGTATCAGGTTATGTAGAAGTAACTTTAAGTTCAGGTACAACTACATTAAGTTTGGCTGACGGATCGTCGAGCGCGAATGGTAAAAACCTTTACATTAAAGTTGTAGGTACTTTATCTGGCAATGCAAGTTTAGCTATGCCTGCATCAACAACAGGTGGTAATGCAAACAGAGTATTTTTTGTAGAAGATGGAACTACTAGAGGTGGAGCTGGTGACAGTTACACTGTAACTTTACTTACAACAGGTCAAAGTGCATCTACACAAGTTCCTTTACCTGAAGGTGCAACAGCTTTAGTTTATTCTAGAGGTAGTGTTCCAGCAACATCATTAGGAATGCTTGACAAAGGATTTACAACAGTAACGGCTGCAAGTAAAACTGCATACACAGCAGTTCCAGGTGATCAAATAGGTGTAGACACAGTAGCTAATATTGTAACAATTACTTTACCTGCAGGAGCAGTCGGAGATGAAATAGTTGTTATGGATGTATCTGCATCAAATGGTTTTGCAACTAATAAATGTGTTGTAGCACCTAATGGATCAGAAAATATTCAAGGTGCAAACTCTTCAATAGATTTAACTACTAATAATCAATCAGTCACATTATTTTATACTGGGGCAAGTAAAGGCTGGCAGTTAAAAACTAATACAGCATAGGAGCTAAATAGATGGCTCTCACTCAAATCAAATTCGCACCTGGAGTTGATAAACAAGACACAAGTGTCGGCGCTATCGGACGGTGGACCGATTCTGATAATGTTAGATGGAGATATGGATTACCAGAAAAAGTTGGTGGTTGGCAATCATTACTTACAGATTCTATGGTTGGTGTTGCTAGAAAACAACATGCATTTGTAGACACAGAAGGTAATAGATATATTGCAATTGGCACAGATAAATTTTTACTTATATATTTTGAAGGACAGTTATTTGATATAACTCCCTTATCAACTACTATTTCAGCAGCTACATTTACTTTTAATGGCACAACTACTATTACCATTACAACATCAGCAGCACACAATTTAGAAGATGGTGATATTGTTTTATTAGACAGTGTAACTTTACCTGGAGGTACAGGATTAAACGCATCAGACTTTGAAGATAAATTATTTCAAGTTATAACAACTCCTACAGCAAACACTTTTACTATAACTTTTACAAGCGCAGGTTCTACAGCGTCTGGTGGTAGTGTAGATATAAAACCCTATGATAGAGTAGGCCCAGCTGCACAAACTTATGGATATGGTTTTGGTATTAGTCAATATGGTGGAACTGTACAAGGATCACAAACAACAACTTTAAACGGTGCACTTCTTGCAGATACAAATGGTACAGGTGGATCGGGGACCGCGGTTACAGTTGTAAGTACAACAGGATTTCCTGCTGCAGGTACAATTGCAATAGCCAATGAATTAATTACATACACATCAAAAAATGCTACACAATTTTTAGGTATCACTAGAGGTGCAAAAGGCACAGCAACTACTGGTACATCAAATGGTCAAGCTCATTCTACAGCAGAAACAGTAACTGATGCTACAGAATTTAGTGGATGGGGTGATGCAGTTGATGCAGGAACTATAACTCTTGAACCAGGTCTTTGGTCATTAAGTAATTTTGGTCAAGTATTAATTGCAACTATTGCAAATGGTAAAACATTTACATGGAACGCTGGAGATGCAGCAAGATTAAGTGTAAGAGCATCTACAACAACAACGGATTTTGTAACTACAGGAAACCCAACAGCTACAAGATCAACTCTTATATCACCAACAACAAGACACTTAATTCATTTTGGAACAGAAGTAACAATAGGATCTCCAACTACACAAGACGATATGTTTATAAGATTTTCTGAACAAGAAGATATAAATGATTATTCTATTCAAGCAACAAACACAGCAGGTTCTCAAAGACTTCAAGATGGTACAAAAATTATGGGAGCTTTAGTTGCTAAAGAAAATATTTTGATTTGGACTGATAATGCATTGTACACAATGAAATTTGTAGGTGCTCCATTTACATTTGGATTTGAACAAGTTGGTACAAACTGTGGATTGATTGGTAAGAACGCAGCGATTGAAATTGATGGTGTTGCTTACTGGATGGGAAGTAATGGTTTCTTCTCGTTCGATGGTACAGTAAATACATTACCTTGTTCTGTAGAAGATTTTGTTTACGATGATGCAGATACAACAAAAGGTCAACAAATCTGTGCAGGTATTAATAACTTGTTTACAGAAGTTACTTGGTGGTATCCAACACAAGGATCTGATTTTAATAATAGATATGTAGTTTATAATTATGGTGTAACTAATAATCCTTTACCTATGGGTAACTGGTATACAGGTACAAATACAAATTCTATAAGAACAACTTGGATTGATTCTTTAGTTTATCCAAAACCATACGCAACAGCTTACAATAGTTCAGGCACTGGTAGTTTTCCTGCAATCATAGGCGAAACAGGATTAGGTAGTAGCGTATTGTTTGAACACGAGTCGGGGACCGATCAAGTTAATCCAGATGGTAGTGTTACAACACTTACATCTTTTGTACAATCATATGATTTTTCTTTACAAACAGATCAAGGAGCAGCTGAATATTTTTTAGCTATGAGAAGATTTTTACCTAACTTTAAAATTTTACAAGGTAATGCAAATATTACAATATCAATAGCTGACTATCCAGCTGATCCTAATACTGCAACTACGTTAAGTCCTTTTGTAGTTAACTCTACCACAACTAAAGTTGACACTAGAGCAAGAGGCAGGTATGCAGCTATAAAAATAGAAAACACAGGTGTATCAGAATCGTGGAGATTCGGTACATTTCAAGCTGACTTACAACCAGATGGAAGAAGATAATGACAAAAGTAGTAGTAAGATTACCAGAACCTAAAAAAGAATATAGTGAAGATAACCAAAGACAAATTAACAGAGCATTGACTAATATTATAGAACAATTAAACTCTACATATTTAACACAACTTAAAGAGGACTCGGAAAGATATACGTGGTTCGGATTAGGATAAATGGCAAATATATATAAAAACCAAAAAAAAGATTTAACAACTAATACAGTTACAACTTTGTATTCTGTGCCTTCAAACTCTAGAGCTATTGTAAAATCTATATTAGTTTGTGATGATACAAATAATGGTAGTGATATTACAGTTGACTTATTTGATGGAGATCCAGCATCAGCTAACAAATTTACTATATTTAAAAATAAAGCTATAGCAGGTAATGCTACAGAACAATTATTAAGTGAGCCTTTAATAATGCAAGAAAGTGAAGTATTGCAAGTAACAGCAGCGGATGCTAATAGACTACATGTTGTAGCATCTATATTAGAAATTAACAGAGAGGATAAATAATGCCGTTTGTAGAAACAGAAGCTTCAGTTAGATATGAAACAATTAATGGTCAAAGAGTACCAGTAATTACACCTAAAACAGAAGTAACACTAACTAACACAGAAACAGGCCAAGAATATATGTCAGATGCCGAGGCTATGCAGGATGTACAAAACCCTAATACAGCTACTAAATCTGAACATATACGAAGGGATGTAAATGTGACTGTGGAAGAGATAAAGATAGGCGCTGGATTTAACATCAGCGATTGACGATTGAGAAAAAAACAAGTAAAATGCACGATACTGGCATATATACAAGACTTGCCTTCTTGCATTTCAACAATATAATATAAGGAACTATGGGATTTTTTTCTGGAATAAGACGTAGAATCAAAAAGATTATACCTAAAGAGATTAGGCCGGCTATACCATTTATAGCAGCAGCTATGATACCAGGAGCAGGTGTTGCTGGACTAGGTCCTGTTAAAAGTAAATTTTTAACTTCGGCAATTGCTAGAGGATTAAGTGATGACGAAGCAGATGTAAAAGATATTTTTAGAGCAGGTGCATTAGCAGCTGCCCCTACTGCGATAAGCGGTGGACTTGGAGACTTTGCACAAAAATATGGTGCTGTAGGAGATACAGCTGAAAAAGCTACTATGTTAACTAGAGCAGCAGATTTAGCAGGAAAAGCTAAAGAAGGTATTGAAGGAACAAGTGCATTAAAAACTGTAGGTGCACAATCAGCTGTAGATTTTGGAATGGAACAAGCAGAGTTAAACGAAAAAGCATTAGAACAATACAATGCAGATTTATTATCTAAAGGCATAAAAGATAAAGCTTCTAGAAGAAGTGCAATCTTTAATATCTTTAGTGGTGCTGGTTATGATGAAGACGAAGTAAATGCTATGCTAGATAAATACGGGTACGCGGACGGTGGTAGAGTTAATTTAAGAGAAGGCGGTGGTATGCTTGAAACAATGAAAAAATTAAAAGATGCAGGATTTTCTGATAAACAAATTTCAGAAATTTTATTATCTTCTAATAAAGAAGATGAAGAAGAAAAATTTAGTGCTAGTGAATTTAGTGATAACCTTACTTCAGGTATCAGTGGATTAGAAAAAGCATTTGGACAACCATTGGGCGGAAGGAGGCCTGAACCTATGAGAATAATACCAGGATTTGCGATGGGTGGAGATGTAGACGAAGTTATGGAAACAGAAGAAGAAATTATTACACCAGATTATCTGATGAAAGAAGAAGGTGTAGAGATTGGAGAACAAGTATCTAGTCCTAACGCTATGGATGAATTAAATTCATTATCTTTAGATATGTTTGGTAAACCAGTATTTGAATTAACAGAAGATGAGTTTGAAGCTCTTAAAGATTTAGCATCACAGCAAGCTTTAAAACCAGGTTTGATTGATGATTATAGAAATTACAAATACCAAATGGAAGAACAAGGTATAACACCTATGTCGCCTAGAGATTATTTTAGAAATGAATTTGGTGCAGCAAGATTAGGTGTTGCTAAAGGTGGACCAGTAGAAATAAATATTAATGCTGGTGGAAATAACATGGAAGATATTAAAGGACAAACAGCAGGACCAGATTGGTATTATGATAGAATACAAGCTTTAGAATTTGAATTTGGTGATGAATTAACTCCTGAAGAAATTGCAGATATAGCTTTCGATAGTGATAAATTTTATGACAAAATGGGATATGACCCAGGTGATTACAAAAAAGGTGGTAAGGTAATTAAGATTATGCCACAAGGAGTTTTATTTAAAGGTAAAGCAAAAGACTATCCAGGTATCAAACAACTTATTAAAGATATGAAAAAAAAAGGTACAAGAGATAAAAAAGCTGAAGGTGGACTCATGAATCTTGGTGGTAAAGAAATGGATTTAAGAGGCGGTGGATTTGTACCTATGGGTAAAAAAGAAAGAGCAGATGATGTACCTGCAAGACTTTCTAAAAACGAATTTGTATTTACAGCAGATGCAGTAAGAGCAGCTGGTGGTGGTAGTGTACAAAAAGGTGCAGACCTTATGTATGATACTATGAAAAAACTGGAGGCACAAAGTTAATGGCTGAAACAATAACAAGACAGTTAAGGGAACCTTTTGTAGAGTCAGCCGGTCTAGGCGTTACTAACGAGGGTTTAAGATTATTAAATCAAGCGTTACCTACAGCTACTTATACAGGTAGACAATTTGTAGCCGGTCAATCAGGATTAGAATCAGCGGCAGCAACAGCAGCAGCTAATCTTGGACAACTAACTGGTACAGGTGCAGGAACAGCGGATCAAGCAGGTTCAATTGCATCTTACATGTCACCATATCAACAAGAAGTTATTGATGCATCACTAGCATCATTACAAAGAGAACAAGACAAAGGTTTAATGTCATTAAGAGATTCAGCTGTAAGATCAGGAGCTTTTGGTGGTGGTAGAGAAGCTGCAGCTATGGGTGAGTTTGAAGCGACAGGTGCAATAGCTAGAGCACAATTAGAATCACAATTAAGACAACAAGGATTTCAACAAGCACAAGCAGCTAGAGCTGGAGATTTAGCAGCACAACAAGGATTAGGTACATATCAATCTCAACTAGGTGCACAACAAAGACAACTAGATCAAGCAAGATTAGCAGCGGACCAAGAGCAAGCTAGAGAAGCAGCGTTTGGAGACTACACAAGACTAGGATTAATTGGACCACAATTAGCATCTGTTATTGGTGGATTCCCAGCTGCAACACAAGTTCAATCAACACCTCCGCCAAGCACAACACAACAATTACTAGGACTAGGTATTGGTGCTGCTGGATTAGGTGGAGCAGTAAAAGGATTATTTAGTTAATGAGTAGAATTTTAAGAAGACCAATGTTTAGAGGTGGCCGTGTCGCTAAAGAAAATGGTGGCGTTATGGATATCTATGAATCTTTTTCTGAAAAAGTTCCTATGCCTGAAAGAAGAAAACCTAAAGGTTTATCAACTGGTGATTATTTAAGAATTGCTAGTGCAGGTTTAGATATACTTGGAGCTCCATCAGAAGGATCAGGTTTTAGAGGTGCATTAGCATCAGCATCAAAACCTCTTTCTCAATTAGGAGTGGACCTTGGATCGTCGATAGATAAAAGAGAAGCACAAACATTAGAAGAATATCAAGATGCAGTAGATAAAAGAAATGAAAAAATTATGGGTCTAACAGGCGCACAAGCAGAAATGGATATCGGAGCGTTGAAAGCTCAAGGTGATTTTGGCAGAAGATTAGTAGCATTTGATGCAGTCTATGAAACTAAAAGAGAAACTATCAGAGAAGATGATACGTTAAGTGAACAAGAAAAAAAAGATAAAATAGCAGAAATTGACATAAGATATAATCAAGACAAAGAATACTACCTAATCAAAGGTGGTGATGTATCAGACTTCTTTAAACTAGGTTCAAACACAGAAGCAATCAAAGCTGCAGGTAAAGCTGCTGATAAACAATTAAGAGGACAATATGGTTCTGATTATAAGAAAAGACCAAACTACTCTCAAGAAAAAGCAAGACTACAAGCTCAATTCCTTGCAACGATGACTCAAGAATTTGGAATGCAATTTGCTGAAGGTGGAGCAGTTACAACAGATGTTAATATGATGCAAGCAACACCAGGTGGTATTGCAGATGTTAATATTGAAGAAACAAGTACAACACAACCAAGACAAGATCTACCACAATTAAGCTACGATGAAATTAGAGCTAGACTTCCAAAAGAAATAGGCGATGACATTGTAACTTTACTTGCAAACAGTTATGAAGCATTAGCTGACTTTGCTGAAATAAGAACACAATCAGACGTAGATTCATTTAATCTTAAATACCAGGTTCAATTAGTTCTACCACAGGAGGCGTAAGCCATGTCCAGTGAATCATATTTTAAAGTTCCTAAAGAACAGGACTTTCTAAAAATTATTGAAGACGCTGAAGAAGCTGGAGTTTTAGATAAAGCTGCAACAGCTGTAAACAATCCTCTATCATGGTTAAGATTTATACCAGGTCTTGGTGTAAATGTAATGCAAGCAGAAAAACAAGCTAAAGAACAAGGCATACAAAATCCATTATTTCAAAAAGGTTTTAGAGAGACTGATGAAGAAAGAGATTTAGCAACAGAATTACAAAGAGGTATTGTAGATGGACCAGTAAGAGCTGTTAAAGGTGTACTAGAATTTGTAACAGCTGGAGTAGATAAAGGACTTGATACTAATTTTACAAATAAATTAGATGGTATTACTAGAAAATTTTTATTAGATCACGGTAACCCTAATACATGGCAAGGAGATCTTACATCTATTATTGGTCAATATGGTATACCAAGTACAGTTGCCTTAAAACTTTTAGGTAATGCTGACAAAATAAAAAACGTTAGAAACTTATCTAAATACATAGATAAAAGTATTGGTAAAATAAAAAATAAATATATTAGAAATACAGTTGCGAGCTCAACGAGTCTTGCAACGCGGGTCGGTAAAGGTGGTTTAGCTTTAGGTATTACTGATATGGCTTTTTCAGACGCGGATCGTCCTACATTATTTATAGACAAAGTAGATGAAGAAGGTTTATCAGGTAGAGAACTAGCTACAGCTAGACTTGTAAACAAATTAAAATTTGGTCAAGAAGGTGCAATCATTGGTGGTGGTATACCTCTTGTAGGTAAAGGATTAAATATTGGAGCACGATATGGTTTATGGACTACAGGTAAAGTTATAGGTATTGGTGCAAAAACTGCTAATGCATTAGTAGTTAATCCTATTAGTAAAATAGCAGCACTAGATCCAATTGTATTACCAACTATTGCAAAAGGTTTAAAACAAGCACCTCAATTAGCAGGCAGAGCAATCAAACCATTAGTACCAAAATCAGTAAAAGAATTACCAGACTACAAAGACTGGAGAATGTTTAGTGTAGAATCAGCGGATCCATTGAGAAGAACACTTAAAAAAGTAGACAATGGTTTATCTTGGTTAAGATCTATTGGTAAAAATACACCAGAGATGGCTGCTATTAGTATTCGAGGTGAAAAAGAAATGGTATCTAAAGCAAGAGTTATTGAAAAATTATTAGATAGCATAGAAAAGAAAACTTATGATTTAGTAAAAGCATCTAAAAAAATGTATGACACTAAATTAACTTCACCTGCATCTCAAGATAAATACCTAGATGACATATTAGAATATTTTAAAGGTCAAAGACAATTAAAAGCGCTACCTAAAATATTACAACCTACAGCTAAATTATTAAATGATGAGTTGATGGAAGTAAAAAATACTTTTGCAAAAGTATTACCTAAAGATTCTTTAATAAAAGATACTTTGATGAATAACATTAGAGGCTACATGAGAAAGTCATATGCTGTATTTACAAATCCTAATTACAGTGTTGATGAAAGCTCTAAAGTATTCAAAGATGCTGTTGATTTCTTTGTGCGTCTATCAACTAAAAACAGAGCTATGAAAGATACAGCTAAACAGATAGCCAAAAGAGATGGCCTACCTATTAAACAAGCTACAGAAAAATTAGCAAGAGATGAGGTAAATGATTTATTAAGATTTGCTAAAACAGATAACAGAGATCCCATACAAACTCTTACAGAAATTTCTAAAAAAAGATTACGATCAGATAAAGTTATATCTACAGGCGAAGAACTACCAGAAGTTATAGCCAATGTTTTAGGAAAAGATAACAATTTAAAAAATACAGTATTACAAACAGTATCTAATCTATCTACGCAAACAACTAACAAAATGATGTTTGATAGACTAGGTGAATTGATGGTTAGAACAGGTCAGTTATTTAAAACTAGAGAAGCTGCTGAAATTGCTTATAGAATTACACCAGACAAACTTGGTAAAGGTGTAAGACAAGTAGGAAAAATAGATGGTATTGGATTATTAAAAACAGAAACAAGTAAACTATATGGTCCAATAGATTTGATTAACGATATTACTACAATGAAAGGTCCTCTTGATGATCTTGCACAAAACTTTTTATATAAAAATCTTTTAATAAGACCAAAGGTTGCAGTTCAATATGGTAAAACAGTATTATCTCCAGCAACACAAAGCAGAAACTTTACATTTGCTAGTATGTTTGTCATGAATAGAGGACTAATTGGTGGTAGAGCATCGATGATGGACTCTGTAAAAATGGCTGTCGATGACATATTTAATGCAGGTAAACTAGGAGCTGACGCAGAAAAAAGATTATTAGATGACGTTGCAGAAGGTATAAAATATGGAGCTTTAGATGAAAACTTGGTAGCTGCTGAACTTACAGCAGTATTAAGATTAATTAAAAATCAATCAATTAAAGATACAGATCAACTTACAAAATATTTAGAAACAAAAGGATTATTAAAAACTGCTAGTAGAATATACGCAGGTGGCGATAACGTTTGGAAATGGTTTGCATATAACTGGTACAAATCTTTTTTAACTGACTTTGCTAAAAAAGATTTAAAAAGAATGAGCACTTGGTTTGATGAAATAGCTGGACAAAAATTACCTAAAACTAAATTTGATGGAACTAAAATGGATTTAGATGAAGCTATAAAATTAGGTGCAGCTTACTATGTAAGAAATACAATGCCTACATATAGTTTGGTTCCTAAAATTGTTCAGACACTAAAAGCAACACCATTGGGTAACTTCGTATCGTTTCCATCTGAAATGATTAGAACAAGTTTTAATACATTAAGAGTAAATTTAAGAGAGATGTCTTCTTCAGATCCTATCATGAGATCAATGGGTATCAGAGGAGCAATGGGTCAGTTTACAGTAATGGGTGGTTTATCTATGGCAACTCATGGAATCTACAATGGTATTACAGGTATATCCGAAGAGTTAATGGACAAATACAAAATGTATGTTGCACCAGAATTTCAAAGAAACTCTGATCTAGTTCCAATATCTACAGTAGATGAAAATGGTGTGTTCAAAGTTGTAGATCTTTCAAGTTTGATTGGTTATGACACAGTAATAAGACCGTTTGAAGCTGCAATAAATAAATTTAAAAGACAAAAAGCAAATCCACAGGATATAGATAAATTTATTATGGATATGATATTTAGTCCTACAGGACCATTTGGTGAATTACTTGCACCATTTTTAAATAAAACAATTTATCTAGAAACTATAAGTGAGATAACAAATAATAAAAAGAAAACAGGTGGTAAAATATATAGTGATCTTGCTGTAGAAAATGGTGACTACGAAGAAATATTTTCAAAATCATTAGCTCATTTATTTGGTACATTTGGTCAAGGTGGTGCATTAGAACCTGGTGCAATTACAACTGCTAGACAATTGTATTATGGTTTTAGAGAAAAATTAACAGGAACAGGATCTAGTTATGATCTAGAGGATATATTAATGGGATTATTTACTGGTATTAAACCATTAAAAGTAGATTTAAAAAGATCAATGAACTTCTTTGTTACTGATTTAAAAAATATTAGAACCGAAGCACCACAAGCAAGTAACATGTATAAGTTTAACAGAACTAAAGCAGAAATATTATCTGACTTTATACAACAACAAAGACTTGCTTGGAGACAACAACAAAAACTTTATCAAGCATTTAACACAATGATTGAATTAGGATTAGATGAAGACTTTATTTTTGATGAAGCTGAAGCAAGAAGATTACCATCAGGACAAATTGATATGTCTATTGATGGTGAGTTTAGACCATTAACTTTTTCTGTTCCTAGATTTGAATCAAAAATAGAAGAAATAGAAGAAAACATGGATAGAACAGGCAGCAAGAAAAGTATCAATGAAGATGCATTGTTTCCTGAAGATGAACTAGAAGACATAATCGATGAATTAGAAGATGCAGATTTAAATGGAGAGTTTCCATTTGATGAAAGAGAAGTATATCGTGATGGAATATCAAGTATTCAATTACCAACAAGTATAAAAACTGATAGAACAACAGCTAAATTACCGGTGCCACCATTACCACCGCAGCCAGCACCTGTTAATATCAAGACAGTACAGGCTCCAGTCAACCAAGCAACAGGATTGACATCAACAGAAACTGCTTTATTATCCCCAGGGGAACAAGCAATAAGATTAAAACAAAAGGGATTAGCCTAATGGCAATAGAACCTAAAACAACAAGAGAGCACATTTTATCTTTATACGGACACATTTCAGGTCTTAAGAAAAATTTAAAACATGTACACGAAGACGTCGAGAAATTGGGCGGTAAGATAGACAAGGTCTATTGGGTTCTCTTGGCAGCTGCGGGAACTGCTGCACTCTTCGCAATAGAGAGGCTGATAAACTAATGCAGCTTTCGCGTAATTTTAGTCTTCAAGAATTAATCAAATCAGATACAGCTGTGCGTAAAGGTATAGATAATAACCCTAACGCAGATCAAATAGAAAAATTAAAGGGTTTATGTGAAAATATTTTACAGCCGGTACGTGATCACTTTGGCAGAGTTAAGGTGACTAGCGGATACCGGAGCGTGGATTTATGTATGGCGATCGGTAGCTCTGCAAATTCACAGCATGCCAAAGCTGAAGCCGCAGACTTCGAATGTATTGGCGTAGATAATGCTGAACTTTTTGATTGGATTAAAAATAACCTTACACCAGATCAATTGATTCTCGAATACTACACTCCTGGCGAACCCAACTCGGGCTGGATCCACTGTAGCTGGATACCAGATCAACCAAGAGCTAGTTTTTTACATGCATATAGATCAGAGGGTAAAACAAAATACAAACCTATACTTGGAAGTGCTAAAGAATTAGTGTAAAGAGCCAGGATGAAAAATAGTTTATTAGTACATAAACATTTAATCATCCGAGCAGAAGCATCTCGTCCACCAATGGATGAAGAACAACTTACAGAGTGGATGAAAGAATTTGTTGATTCTATAGATATGAAAATATTTATGGGACCATATGTTAAGTATTGTAAAATGCCTGGCAACAGAGGTATCACAGGTGTTGCAATCATTGAGACTTCACACATTACAATGCATATTTGGGATGAACCAAACCCTGCACTAATGCAGTTTGATGTTTATAGTTGTGGTGAGTTTGATGTAGAGAAAATCTGTAATAAAATAAAAGAAGACTTTGCTACTACAAAAATAGAATACAAGTTTTTGAATCGCGAAACGGGATTAGTTGATTTATAATTTTTAACAAAAAATACTTTTGTCCTAGAAAATCCTATCTACACATACAACCCATAAAGCTACCAGAGCCATCATTCATAATATGTAAGTTTAAACTATCAACATAACCAGATAGTTTAAGTCTTAAAATATCACACAAGGCAAAACAATCTATTTCAGCAGTTATAACTATACCTTCCATAATTTCTTTTGTGACAGGTATCAGTTGATATAAATTATCATTCATAATTATTAGATCCATTCTTTTAATTCTTCTCCCATAACTTGACTAGCGATATCTATTTTATTTCTTAACGCTTTTACAATCTTTTCATCTACAGTTTTTGGTGCTATAAAGTCGACGTATGTTACCGACTTCTTTTGACCTATTCTGTGTGCTCTGTCTTCTGACTGTAGCCTTTTTTCTAAATCATATCCATTAGAAAAATACACAACGGTACCTGCTTCAGTTAATGTAATACCATAACCTGCTGTTTGTGGATTACCTATAAAATATTTTACTTTTGATTTAGGGTCTTGAAAAGATTTAATAGCTTTTGCTCTATCATCAGATGAAGTTTTACCATAATATTGTACAACAGTTTCTTCTCCATACTCTTTACTAATAGCTTTTACCAAACCTTCTATGTCGTAAACGTAGTTAGCCCAAATAATAACTTTGCCTTCTACTTCATCAAGTAAATCTATCAATTCATCTATTCTACCATTTTTAAGATCAGTAGTTGTGCCATCATCATTTTTTAAATGTCCACAAGTTATTTGATGTAAACGCATCATTTGCGTTAAAACGTGTGGAGCCGTAGCCATCTTGCCTTTTAAAGAAGCGAGGGCCGCGGATTTCATAGTAGAGTAAGCTTCTTTTTGTTCTTTACTTAACTCTACTTCTCTTTTGATATACACTTTATCTGGTAAATCTAGGCAATCTTCTTTTAATACTCTGTAAGAAAAACCTTTTAATATGTCAGCTAGTTCATCTAATCTTTGATAACTATGCACTAATTGTACTCTACGACCACCAAAATTGTGAGTCTTCATAACAGCGTATCTATTTTTAAAAGAGTAATAAGAACCTGATTCTAATAATTCTTCATCTAAAAAAGCACATTGACTAAATAAATCTAATGGAGATTTAGTTACAGGAGAGCCTGTAAGTATTCTTTTATAGTAAGCTTCTTTACCTAGAGCTACAATAGCTTTAGTTCTTTTAGCTGTAGGATTTTTGATAGTAGTAGATTCATCAATAGCCATCAAAGCTCTGTGTGCACGTAAAAATTTACCAGCAAACAATCTACCTTTGTCTGTGCTCAAAGCCTCAACATTCATAATTAGGATGTGAAGGTCATAGCCAGTTTCGAATAATGATTGATACTCTTTATCCTTTGCTTTTGATGTTGAAGCAGTCCAGAGTACCATTTTTGGTTTTATGTGACTAGATAAATGTATTGGTATTTCTTGAGCAAACCAATTGTTATAAACACCTTTAGGTGCTATAATTAACGCCCCATTTATTTTACCTTTATCGTATAGCATAGCCATATTATCAACAAGCACTTTAGATTTGCCTGTACCCATCTCCATAAAATAGCCATATTGTTTTTTATCCCACGACTTATCTAATGCCTTCAACTGATGGTCGTAAGGTTTAGTCTTAAATTTATAATTAATCATTTTTTTCTTCTTTCTAGTTGACAATTATATAAATACTATTATATAAACTGTCAAGAGAATTATAGAATGAAGAATAAAATTTTTGAATTGTACAAGCCAAAATCTTTAGCGGATTTTTTATCTTTTAAACAAGAGAATCCTAAAGAAAATTTTGTTTATGTATTACAACATCCACCTGCAAATATAAATATTTTAGGTGCTTCTGATTTCGGTTATCTTGTAATATGTTTGCCTAACTTTGGTCCAGATTCACAGATAATATTCTCATCAAGTCCATTTGTATTTAAGATGCAAAAAAATTTAAAAGATGTAAGACAACAAGATTATGTTCTTTTAACAGGAGATCCTGCAGTAATAGGTATTTCTTGTGCAATTGTAAGTGATTATACAAGTGGTAAATTTAATCTCTTGAAATGGGATCGACGAGAGGCTAAATACTATCCAATAAATTTCGATCTCTATCAGAAAGGATAATATAATGAGTGATGAAAAAGTAAAAGTATTCACAGGTAGTGGGTCCTTTAATATACAAGATGAAATGTTAAAAGATTCTAAAGATCTTTTAGACAATGTAGAGGTAACAACTATTGCACAAGAATGTGTAAGGTTAAAACAAAAAGAAGATGAACTTGTAAATCTAGAAGAACAAGTCAAAAATAAAAAAGAAGAAATAGACGAGATTAGTTCTCGTATTATACCAGAATTATTAGCAGAGCAGGGATTGTCAGCAATTAAATTATCTGATGGTTCTAATGTATCTGTTAAAAAAGAATTTAGGTGCACTCTTCCAAAAGATGAAACGAAAAGAGAGCAAGCCTATAAATGGCTTCGTGACCAGGGGTTAGGAGATATTATTAAAAACAATATTTTTGTAACATTTGGAAAGGGAGAAGATGACAAGGCGAAACAATTGTTGAACCTTGCAGCTGAAAATGGATTTGATCCGCAACAGAAATCTGATGCGGCTTGGAATACATTGACAGCTCTATTTCAGGAGCGTGTTGAGTCCGGGCTCGACATGCCTTCTGATATCTTTAATACATGGATTAAAGATAAAACTAAAATAACCCGGAAATAATGGAGAAACAATAATGAGTAATGAAGTAATGAAAAAAGATACTGGATCACTTGCCTTGTTTGGTGAGGATGCAGCTAAAGGTTTTGAAAACATGACGCAAGAAGATATGGCGTTACCGTTTGTCAGAATCTTGGGACAGCTTTCACCACAGGTAACTGATGGTGATGCAAAGTATATAGAAGGTGCCAAACCTGGCATGATCTATAATACTGTTACCAGCGAACTATACGATGGTAAAAAAGGTATCAAGGTAATTCCTTGTTACTACAAAAAAGATTACCCAGAGTGGTCGGATAGAGGGGACGGACCAGGTGCTCCAGTCGCAGTTCACCTACCGAACAGCCCGGTAATTGCAACAGGTAAGAGAGATGGCTCAAAGATTAGATTACCAAATGGTAATTATCTTGAAGAGACAGCATCTTACTATGTAATGATTGAGACAAAAACAGGTGGTTATACTCCTGCTTTGATTACAATGAAATCAACTCAATTAAATGTCAGTAAAAAATGGAATTCTATGATGAAAACCATACAAATACCTGATGGAAAAGGTGGATTTGCTATCCCACCTATGCATGGAGTTGTGTATAACCTAGCATCTACGCTACAAAAGAATGATAAAGGTTCTTGGTATGGATGGGTGGTTACGCAAGACAGAATTATGGGACAGAACGACAAGACTTTGTATTTAAATGCAAAGGATTTTGCCAGTAATGTATCCAAAGGAAGCGTGCAAACAAAAGCAGATGTGGAAGAGACATCTTCTGATAGTACTCCGTACTAGAGGAAATATGGGGCGAAGGCAACTTCGCCCTTTACAAAGAAAGAAAAAATGATAATGCATAAATTTAAAACAATATTTTCAGGATTAGAAATCGCTTATGGACAATATCAACCCGGTGAGCGAGGCAGCAACGGAAAGCAACAAGGCAAAGCTTTTATTGTTCGTCAAGACGTCACCGATGAACTCTGGACAAATCACCTCGAAGGAAAAGGCCCAGCCTTGGGCATCATCCCTATTACGGAGAACAATGATTGTAGGTGGGGGTGTATTGATATTGACGAATATAACTTTGATCATACTAGCTTCATTAAAAGTATTAGGGATCTTAAACTACCTCTCATAGTCTGCCGCAGTAAATCAGGCGGAGCCCACGTATTTTTATTTACCAAAGAAAACATTCCTGCATCTTTGATGCAATCAAAATTAAAAGAAATGTCTATCATACTTGGGTATGAAGGATCAGAAATATTTCCAAAACAAACAGAGATACTTGTGGAACGTGGGGACACAGGTAACTTTTTAAATTTACCCTACTACAATGATACGAAAGGACTACGATATGCGATTGATGATAACGGTAATGCTCTTACACTTGAGCAGTTTTATACTGCGTATGATAAGTTTAGTTGCACCAGAGGAGATGTTGAAGGAATTCGAGTTGCAGAAAAGAAACGAACAGAGGCCTTCCCCTTGGGACCGCCATGTTTAAATAAACTAGCAGCAACAGGATTTGGACAAGGGTCCAGAAATAATGCTTTGTTTAACATAGCAGTATTTTATAAACAATCAGAACCAGATACATGGGAAGATAAAATAGTAGAAGCAAACTTAAAGTATATGGACCCACCTTTGAGTAATAACGAAGTACAACAGTTAATTAAATCTGTTAATAGAAAAGGTTATGACAAATATAGATGCAAGGATGCTCCAATTAATTCTGTATGTCAATCAGGGTTATGTAGAACAAAAAGATTTGGTGTTGGATTTGGTGAAGAAGAAATGCCAGTCCTTGGAAGTTTAACAAAGTATACTTCTAATCCTCCGCAATGGTTTTTAAATGTAGATAAAACTAGAATAGAATTAAAATCAGAACAACTTTATAATCCAGGTATGTTTGCACTAGCATGTTTAGATCAAGCAAATAAAATTGTACCTGTACCAAAACCAAAAGATTGGAAACAACATTTTTTAAAACCAATGATGTCTAACTTACAAGAAGTAGAACCATTGGAATCTTTAGATCCTATTAATGAACTAACAGGACTCTTGCAAGATTGGACAACCAATAGACAATCAGCAAGAACTAAAGACGATATCTTTAATAAACTACCATACACAGAAGATGGCTTTACATATTTTAGAATGGAAGACTTTTATGCATTCTTAAAAAAGAATAACTGGGACATGGATAAAATTAAAACAGGTAACTTAATTAAAAGACTAGAAGATATTTTTGTAGAAGAAACAAGATTAAGAGTAAAGACTCAACAACCAAGAGTAATTAAAATTAAAACAATGAAAAAAATTGATGCAAGTGTATCACCAGTCAAATATCAGGAAGAAGTATTTTAATGAAATTTTCAAAAGATATAGGTAAGAATTGGCATTTAAGATTTAGATTAATAATACAAGAACTAACAGAAGAGTTAGAACTTACACAAGTACAGCTGAAGATAGCAGAAAGGAAACTGAAAAAGTATGAAGACAATAATACTAGGTCCACCAGGGACCGGAAAAACAACAACGTTGTTAAAATTAGTCGACGACTTTATACAAAATGGGATAAGACCTAAACAGATAGGTTACTTTTCATTTACAAAAAAGGCAGCAACAGAAGCAGCAGACAGAGCTGCAGATAAATTTGGTTTAGATAAAGAAAACGATCTACCATTTTTTAGAACTTTACATTCATACGCATTTAATCAATTGGGTATGACCAAAGAAAAAATGATGAAGACAGAAGACTATAAAGAATTTGGACAAAAATGTGGCATACCTATTAAGACTGCAAAGTATTCTAGCGAAGATGGTACATTTAATTCAGACAATGAGTATCTTACAATTATAAATACAGCACGTGTAAAACGTATGGATTTACTTGAGTATTATGACTCTAGACAAAACATGTTAGACATAGAGCGAAATACATTGTATCTATTAGCTGAAGAGTTAAATAAATTTAAAAAAGAAAAAGGTTTGAGAGACTTTACGGATTTACTTGAGGATTTTATTTTAAAAGATTCTATAAATAAGTTTGAAGTTTTATTTATAGATGAAGCGCAAGACTTGTCTCTTTTACAATGGGACATGGTAAGAAAAATCTGGTCTAGAGCAGAGAAAACATACATAGCAGGTGATGATGATCAGGCTATATTCAAGTGGGCTGGTGCAGATGTAGATCACTTCATAGCACTTAAAGAAGAAGTAGATGACATCAAGACTCTTGATCAATCTTATAGAATACCAGGTGGTCCTATACATGAGCTATCACAAAATATTATAAGTAAAGTACAAAATAGATTTGACAAATCATACAAACCCAGAGCAGCTGAAGGTATACTAAAAAGATATTCAGACGTCACACAAGTAGATATGTCAGAGGGTAATTGGTTGGTATTATCATCAGCAAATTATTTTTTAGATGATGTTAAAGAGTTGTGCCAGATTCGTGGGTGGTATTATCAATACAAAGGTATGAACTCTATACCACTTAAACTATTACTAGCACTTAATAACTGGGAAGCATGGCGTAAAGGTGGCATGCTCAACACATTAGAAATAAAAAACATATACGAATACCTAGGATCAAATGTATTAGATGGTTTTAGAAAAGGTAAATTGTTTCATGCAGATTCCAAGTACACAATAAAAGAATGTAAAGAACAACATGGATTAATAACTGACAATGTTTGGTACGAAGCATTTGAAGGATTAGATCCTATGACTGAAAACTATATTCGTAATATGAGGGCGAATGGAGAGCAAATAAATAAAAATCCTCGTATAACAATGTCAACTATACACGGAGCGAAAGGAGGAGAAGCCGATAAAGTTTTGCTTATGCAGGACTTAA